GGGATCAACTATGATTAAAAGAGTTATATCAATGCAAGAATATGTAAATGATGTTTATACTCGTATCAACGAATTTAAGTACGTTGATAATAACGTAGATCACTCAAATGTGCCACAATTTGTATCAAACTACAAGGAGGATTAACATGAGAGTAACTAAACAACAACTCAAAGATTGTCTTCATTGTATTGCAACAACTAAACAGCAATATGATGGTGTTAATGCTCAAGAATTGCAAGAGACTTGGGACGCTATTTCACAAATAGTATATCAATCTAACCCTAATAAAAAGTATTTTGAGGTAAATTAACATGTTTAAATCTGAAACATTTGGTAGAATTTTCTGGGTTGATGATAACAACGATTTCAAATCTTGCCCACAAAATATAGACGGAACAGGTGATTTTACCTGTGAAGATTATGTTTGTGACTGGACAGATTGGGAGGGCGTAGATATGGATAAACTCTTTAATATTCATCAATCATGTGTACTTAACAAGAACAATTACGCTGGTTCATTAACTATCAATGGGGTGTAATTATCCCACTAAATGTGGTTAGTCGCCACGATTTTTTTCACTAATTAACATTATGCCAGAGGTAATTATCACCCCTGATATACATACAACAGAGAAATCTTCACCTATGCCAGTATATCGAGATTACGAAATCACTATTAATTTGAATGAATTAGTAGAGCATACTATCCCCTTATGTGATGTTAGACATCCTGACCATTGTTTAACATCAGAGCAGATAGATGAACTTGCCCATGATCTACGAGGATCATTAGATTTCGACCCTATCTTTCAACAAGCAAAACAAATTATCGGTGAGTATGTTAAAAAGAGTGGTGCAGAATTGCCATCTAATAATGTTAATTATTCGACAGATTTGCACTACAATTAATGTCTCACCCTATCCTAATTCCCTGGAATATATTAACAACGGGATTTGATAGTTATGCCCACCAATTTAACAACAACGACACTATGACTTACCTTGATTTGTTAACAGAACTTGAAAATCTTCCTGAAGAAGAGTTACTTAAACCAGTACAAGTTTATGATGAAGATGTTAACGACTTTTCTAATGTGAGGCGAATAACTAATAAGAATGGTAGTACGAATTTAATCATCTAAATATCATTTTACCCTTACTAATATGAAGTACAAAGAGTTTAAAAAGGGTCAAAAGATTAAATGGAAAGATGAAATCGGAGAGGTTAATTTTATCGACAAAATGTATATAACTATTACATTACGTAGATGGAAGAAATCCCCAGAATTAGCAGAACATTCTTGTTATCCTTATGGCGAAGTTAACCTATTATGTAATAACAAATACTGGGATGATTTGGAGTTGTTAAATGATACGGAAGAGAAGGAAATTGCATCCGCTATGTATAAATCACAGGAGGGAAGATATGAGGATGTTCAATGATAAATAACGAGAACAAAGAGTATGACTTAAATGTTACTCACGGAGAACAAATTGATAAGGTATTCTTAATACTTAAGGAGTTAATTATTCTTAAGTGGGAGTATATCAGAAAACATAGATTATGGGTTACTAAATGATACTTTTCCACAGGTAATCGTCTTTTTGTGGAAAACAATTAAATGGTTAAATAAACTATGTTAAGTGTTAATTACCTTGTGGAAATCCCTGTGGAAAATGTACTCTTAGCACGTAATCTACCGACTGTCAATGTATATGAGAAAATCGCAATATTCTTGACAAATTATCATAAATCGCTTATAATTAACCTTGTGAGAGGTTAAACAATCGTATGGCAAATGCAGTATCTAATTGAAGATGAACAGGGCAAATTGCATGGGACATTTGAGTCAGTAACTGACCTCGAATTATACATGGACGGTGTTAGAAACTCTAGGGGAGATAGGTATAAAGAATTACCTAGATTTTCATGTTTCGATTATATCAAGTCAATTGGATGGCATATGACAATCAAGGACAGTTGACAAACTGGCACAGGCAATGTATGCAATAGGGGTTGAATGCACTATAATAAGTGTATAACAAACAAAGGATCATTACCAAATGAAACTAACACCAATTGCTGCTAATCAGAACGAAGTTACTATCAACGACGGAACTCAAATCTTCTTCAGTTATAGAACACCAGTTGCAGCATATTTACCTTCTGAAGGTTATGTTAGGACATCTAAATTCTGGTCAGTTACTACATCTCGCCACATAAATAAGTGGTTGAAAAATGTTACAAACGTGACAGAGATTGACCAGTCAGTTCTTGACAATCTAGCAGCATGATTGTATAATGGGAGTAACAACAATTACTCCCTTTTTTATGCCCCAAAGTAACATCCAAGGACAGTTAATTACATGTACTAAATGTTAATTAGTGCCCCTAATCATTAAATATAATAATAAATAGTCGAAATCGCAGTGTATGACTGGGATGTTTCATGTTATGCGGCCCATATTATGCCTTTCACTACCCTAACCTACAAAGGTTCCCAAACGCAAGTGATATATAAAAATTTTTAAAAAAAATTCTCAGGAAAAAAACCATGACACCTACTTTTCGCCAAGACACTCAAGATGATCGCACATGGGTATTAGAACAGTTAATTAAGTATGAGGGAGGTCTTGATAATCGAATGTATGAGTGTGCCACTAGATGTGTAGATTGGAATATTATAAATGATGTTAAGGATGTTATTAAAACTTGGGAAGATTATAAAACTAAGTTCCCTTCTAGTATCCCTATTAGTAATCGATTATGAAAACTGAATATGTCAAAACGCTTTACATTAACTATCCAAGAAGACGAGTATGGTGATCCTATCATTTACTTACCTAATGAAGTAATAGAAGAATTAGACTGGACAATTAATGATACTTTGGAGTATAATACAGACAATGACGCTCTTAATCTAAAACGAGATGGGTAAACTAAAAGAAAAAGTAATGGAGAATGATATCTCTAAAGCATTATTATCAATTAACGATGTGTTATTGGCACTTGGTAAGCGTATTGAAGACTTAGAAAAGTACGTTTCAGAGTTACCTACCCCTGATAAGACATATTATCAACCAAAAGGGTATGAAGAATACTTAAATATTAAGGGGAACTATGATGAGATATATCGTAGAATAACCGAATTGGAAGGTATGTCACATAAAGCACCTTCTACAGATCATGGTAAACGACTTACTGCTCTAGAGGAAAAGATAGATGGGATGCAATCTTAATAACGATAATGATACAAGTAGTTGTATTAGGTATCAAGCACCATCTGGGTCAGGAGGTGTTACTACAGAGTTTACTGAGTACCCAACACATGTATCACGAACAGGGAATTATAATATTTTAAACAGAGAAGGTATTGCAGTAATGTATCCTTCTATAGAAGTTTATACAGGTGGTAGTACATACTTTCCTACCAGTGCTAATTGTGGAAAACCTACTCGACCTGCACAGTTTGATAGTGATTATGTCTTTGCATATGATAACTACCCTACTGGGTTATCTTTTGACATGGGTGTATCAGATAGTTATTTTTGCTATTTGTACGATACATCTGATGATCAGGGTGTAATTGGACGACCTTGTTATCATATTGAGGATCAGTTTTCAGTTACTAGTAACAATGATGGTTCTCCTGGTGGAGGTACAGTAGGTTCAAGTGAGTGTTTTCCTTGTAGTGGATTTACGTGTACCCCCGCAAGCACCACATTAACTTATACTACTGGGAAGAATGGTCTTGAACCTGCTCTAGGAGACGATCCTGAGTGTCCTCATCCGAATGTATGGGGAATTGGTACCTCAAGTAATAAATTGATGTTCTCGTACGATAGTTTATCGACTACTCAACCTGATGGAGTATCTGATTTTAGTCTATCTTATGATGGTGTAACCTATACTGACGTGTGGGAAGAAGACCAAGCGGTATCCACACCTTATACGACTACTCAAAACCCTCCATACCAAAGTGGCGACGAGACGTTCGATGACTTTCAAATCTATGATTTAAACAGTGGTACTCAAACTGGGTTTAGAATTAAGGTAAGAATTAAGGCAGTATATGACGATAGTGGTGCATCTACAGTATTCTCAGGTACTTCATGGGAAGTATTAGAGATATTATCACCTGGTGCTAACTATAACGTTAATACTGTATTCCCTTTAACATATACTCACACCCTTCCTGATAACTCAACTGCTACATTAACTGTTAATTTAAAAGTAACTGCTGTTGCCCCACAACCATCTGTAGCAGGTCAAACTAATTTTGATGTTCTATTAATAGGTGATACCCTTAATGGGCATACTATAAAATATGTTTGGCATAGTGATTTGGACAATTTTCCGTATCATGTACTATATGTGGACGGAAATGGTAGTAATTTCACTAAGGACACACAATATACGTCTAGTAGGGGTAATGTAATTACCGCAAAAGCAGGAAAAGGTATAGCAGATAGAGCAGCGTTGGTTGGAATGTATGAATTTCTAGAAAAATCAACGCAATATGTTACTGTAGACGTAGATAAGAACGCACCAGACATCTTTAATCTATTACAACAACCAGAAGTTACACCTACACTCACAAATGGAGTAATTACTGATCTTACTATAGTCAGTGGAGGATCTGGATGGGCTAGTTATAATCGTACTCCTCAAGTTGTGATATCACCCCCGTTGATCACCACAGGTACTCAAGCAACTTGTAAGGCAGAATTTACTGGTGGAGTGTTAACTGCTATAAAAGTAGACATACCTGGAAGTGGATATTCGTCTACAAACCTCCCACAAATCTATGTAACTAACGTTCATAAGGAAACTACTACTGTTTTAGAGAATGATGCGTATATTCCCGATGAATTTGAGAAATTTAAGAAGGATATTTACGATAATATACCTGGATTAGACTTCCAAGCGGATGATTTAGCGAAATTAGAGGCTACACACATGACTCAGAAGGAAAAAACCATTGTAAATGACTTTGATCCTTCTTATAAAGTAAAATTAGACACTAATAGGAACAGAGTTGACAAATTACCGCAACGAAAATACGCAAAATCAAAGACACAGCACTTATATGAGAAAACTGAGGTCAAACATACCTTAGATAGTATTAAAGACATTGAAGAATTGCCTAATTCTTACATTGATTTGATGCAAAAGAACCAAATTGATGATAATAATGCGTATAGAAGGAAAGATATTGCCGATATTACGCAGGAAACCGTACCTGATGTTACAGTTCACCGTGAAAGTTACGTAGAAACCGTACAAGGTACCATGTCTGATCTTCCTTATTCCTCACAATACACAAAATACCTCATGAGGCAGTACAGACCTGATACGAGAAGTGTTATAGATATAAATGTAACTCTATCTTGCACTCCTGTTAACGCAGGTTGTTCACATTTTGCTTGTAGTGCTCCTGCAGGTTCCACTGGAGGTACGACTGATAACGGAGATGGTACTTCAACTACCATATCTTATCAAATGTCTGGACTATTAGGTGACGGTTGTAAGGCATGGACTGCAACTGGTACCATGAAAATGTGGAATGAGTATACCAATCAACGGAATACTTGGAAAAGTGCAGTAACTTTAAACGGAAATCCCTATAATCCTTAAAAATGTCATCTCCAGCAGCAATTTATGGCGGTATGTGTAGTGGGCATGGTACTGGAATGTGTTCTTCACACCATCAAGGTTTAGGTGGTGGTATCCTTGGTGGGTGTCCTCACTCTCCTACCGACGCACGGATAATACCAGTTGCAGTAGCAGCGATGAATGCTACTACGCTTTGGCCACCTTTAGTATTAGGTCCAGTTATGGCCTTTTCAAATGTGGTAATTAATGGTAGTATACCTATACGTGATCAAGATATTATCACTCCTCATCCTACTGCCAGTGTACATGCTACAACATCTGCAGGATATAAGTGTTACTTTACTACAACAACCCCTGCTTGGCATTGTACAATAGGTGTTGCTGCTGGAAGAGAGACTGCTGCTGGACACTCAAGGAAGTTATTTGCGACAACTAAGACTGTTTGGATCAATGGGATGAGGGCAGGTAAGGTAGGTGATTTATTAGGAGATGCTACTCCCGCATTTCCTTGTACATCTGTCGTAGCAAAAGGGAGTATTAATGTATTTGTTGGTGTTTAATTATGGCAAAATCTAGTACAGGTTCTTGGGCAACGGGAAATTATGTACCCGCAAGACCTAAAAAAACGAGACAAGGTAGGAGTCAAAACACAAATTTCTCTGCTTCTTCTCGAAATAACGCAAAAAAACGATATAGAGGTCAAGGAAGATGAGTTTACGTGAAGCAACTGCTGAAAATCATAAAAATGCGGAAAAACAACCGTTTGTAGGCATTATGTTTGGTGGAAAACTGCCAGATGAGGTATATGCAATATATTTGTGGAATTTATACCTACAATATGAAACTTTAGAGACATTTGCTCACGAAGCTGGAGTTCTTAATACAGATGAACTAGCGGAATTGTATCGAGCACCTAAAATTAAGGAAGATTATAAGGAATTGTGGCACAGACCTACAAATCCACCTACTCTTCAGACTACTTTAGACTTTAAAAAGCATCTTCAGGGCATATCTGATGATCCAAAGGCACTTATGGCACATTGTTACACTCGTCACATGGGTGATTTGAGTGGTGGACAAATGTTAAAAGCAAGAGTACCTGGTTCTGCTAGAATGTACGAATTTGAAAATACTGATGAATTAAAAGGAAAAATCCGTGAAAAACTCAGTGATGATCTTGAAGATGAGGTAAAAATCGCATATGACTTTGCTACTAAGATGTTTGCGGAGATGTTAATGTATCTTCCACCAGAATTACATAAACCTGCAGATGCACCTCCAGTAAATAAGGCAAATTCAGAAAGACCTGCGGATGGTGAAGTTTCTTGGGAACCTGAAGAGGAGGAAGAAGAGTAATTATGGCAGTTGAAATGTTTAATCCTCGGTGGTATTATCGAGGAGATGTGAAACCTGAAGGTCAAAAACAAATTAAGGATTTATTTGAGAAATATTTAAATGATCCTCGATATTTCAATAAACCCGAAAGTTGGGAATGTACATGTTCAAGTTCTTGGGAAAGACCCGAAAATGAGGAACTTCCTTGGATACAATGGTTAGAGGTATTAAAACCTCATCTGAATGAATTTGTAGAGGAAATGAAACCTAAAACACATATTCAGATAATTCCTCAACAAGCTTGGGCAAATCATTACGATACTGGTCATTATCAAGAATACCATAAACATAGTGGTGTTTCTACTAATATCAGTGTTGTTTACTTTTATGATATTCCTGAAGATGATTGTGGGTTCAGATTTAATAATGATGAGTTCTATGAATACGATGGTTCTGGGTTAGATTCCCTTTTTGAACTTCCTGTAGGGTTTTATGTAACACCAAAGGATATTAAAACTGGAAGTGTTGTGATGTTCCCCTCTCATTATGCTCATTCTGTAGTTCCTAATAGGTCAAATAAGAGAAGAACTACCATGTCTGCTAATATATTCATAATTCCCCAAAATCCAGCATAAATAATAATTGCAAGGGGTTTTTATGGTTAAATGGCATTCAAAGAGGTTACAGGTAAGGATTTAAAGTTATCTCGTAGTTTTAAAGACATAAACCTTAGTATGGGGAGTAATCCTTTTACTAAGGATGTTTCTGTGGTCAAAAATAATAATGCTATAAAACAATCCATACGGAATTTAGTTCTGACTTCTCCTGGTGAAAAATTATTTCAACCTTGGTTGGGATGTAGAGTAAAAGAGATGCTTTTCGAGCCTCTAGACATGTTTACGGCCCAAAGTATTCAAGATGAGATAATAAATACCATTAACCAACATGATGAGCGTATACAGTTGCAAAGTGTAGAAGTTATCCCCAATATAGGGAATGACAGATTAAATATTAGTATTGAATATAAAATTGTAGGTATACCAATAGTTGAAACAGTCGATTTCGTACTACAGAGACCTGAATAATGCAACCGAATAATTTAACAGCATTAGATTTTGAAGATGTTAAAGCTTCCATTAAATCGTATCTTAGAACTAGAAATGAGTTCTCTGATTATGATTTTGAGGGGTCTGCTTTATCTTATCTGGTAGATACTTTAGCATATAACACATATTATACGGCATTTAACGCTAATATGTCGATGAATGAGGCATTTTTGCCGTCTGCTACAGTAAGGGACAATGTTGTTAATATTGCCAAACTTTTAAATTATGTCCCTAGATCAATACTTGCTTCTAAGGCATGTTTAACGTTCTCTGTGCAGACACAACAGACAAATGGGGCATATCCCTCAACTGTTACTTTAAGGAAAGGTCCAGTGGCATCTGGAGGTAATTTTATTTGGAATATTCTCGAATCAAAAACAGCAGAAGTTAATACTACAACAGGTGTTGCGTTATTTGATAATGTTGAGGTAAAAGAGGGATCTATTATCAATTATGAGTATGTTGTTAATACATTCCAAACACAGAATTTTATAGTACCATCAGAAGACGTTGATATTAATACTTTAGTTGTTAAAGTCAAGGCAAACGAAACTTCTACAACATCCGACCTCTATAATAAGGTAGATACAGTTACTAATTTAACTGCTACTACAAGGGTTTATTTCCTCTCTGAAGGTGAGGATATGAGATATGAATTGAGATTTGGTGATGATAGTGTAGGTAGAAAACTTAAAGATGGTGAGGTTATCGAATTAGAATATCTGGTAACTTCAGGAACCGAAGCAAATGAGATTAATGATTTTGATTATATCGGTAATATAACTGATAATTTAGGTATTACCTATGCTACAGGAAATATAACAGTAGGTATGAAGCAAAAATCCCAATTGGGTGAAATTGCTGAAACTATAGAATCTATCAAATATAATGCTCCAAGATACTACTCTTCTCAGTATAGAGCAGTAACAGCACAAGATTATGCTGTTATTACTAAAAACATCTATTCTAATGCAGATAGTGTTATTGCTTATGGTGGAGATGCATTACAACCCCCAATTTACGGTAAAGTTTACATTGCAGTAAAAACTAAGACGGGATCTATGCTTAATGATGCAACTAAAAAGAGTATTGCTGCAGATCTTAGAAAATATGCGATGGCATCTATTGATCCTGTAATTATTGACCCAGACGATCTATACATCTATCCAAAACTATTTGTTTTATACGATACTGGTGTTACCAATAATACTTCCCAAATAAAGACTGATATTCAATCAGCAATTAATGATTGGGCATCTCAAACACAAATTAATAACTTTAACTCAACATTTAAGAGTCAACAATTCCAGAAAGCAGTTACTTTAGCAAATAAAGCAATTAGTGACGTTTCTCTTCAGTTGACTATCCTAAAATACATTAAACCAATCACTAACCAGACAAATACTTATTGTGTATCTACTGGTTCTAGTCTTTATAATAGTGCTCCGAGTAATACAGACGGAACAGCATGTAAGAAAGAACCTGTAATCCTCTCAGGAACCTTTAGAACTGCTGATAGACCAGGAATTGATCAACAGTTTGAAGATGATGGTTTCGGCAAACTCAGGACGTTTTATAACACAGGTAATAAGAAAGTTTACACTAATAACTCTGCTGGTACTGTAAATTATGATACTGGTGAAATTTGTATTGGACCAATTACTTGTGTAGGTGCTGGAGATGATGTCCCACTTACAACTAACTTAAATCTTACTGATAGTGTAACTGGAACAGGATCTGTTATTGATACTGGTCTTTTAGCGACTGATTTATCAATTCCTGTTCTATTCATACCGTCAAACATATCAGCAATTCCAGCATCAACCCCTGGAACTATTCTTAGTATTGTAAGTCCAGAAGTTACTGTAGCCGCTATTGGCACACCACCACCTTCGACTATACCACTAAATAGTTTGACACCAACAGTCTTCGCTCAACCACCTACTACTATCGTGGTCGATGCTATAACCAACACTGGTTCACTAACCACTTCGAGTTGTTTCTAAGTTAGATGACAAATATCAATAAGGTTTCTCAGGCAATTAATGCCCAAACACCTGAGTTTATCAGGAGTGATTATACTTTATTCAATAAATTTATTGAATATTACTATAGATCACAGGAAAAAACTGGTTTAGGGCAGAATTTACTTAACAACTTCCTTCAGTATCTTGATATTGATAAGTTGGATATTAGTATACTCGATGGTGCGACTAAGGTAGTAGAAGATGTAAAATCAACAGACGAAACGATAGTAGTAGAATCAATTGATACATTTTTAGAGAAGAATGGATCAGTATTGATAGGTGATGAGGTAATATATTACGAGAAAACGACTTCTGCTCCAAATATAGCGTTAAGTCCAGGTATTTCATATAATCAGGTAAAATTAAAGTGGACTGGTCTTGCCAATCCCCTTAGATCTTTTGATGGTACAACTAGATCATTCCCATTAACTTCACAGAATAATCCAGTTGCTCCACCTTCTGCACAACACTTGATTGTTAGTGTTTATGGTGAAACTTTAATTCCAAATACTGATTATACTATTAGTGGAACCAATATTGTATTTACAACTGCTCCTAGACAAAAATTAGCATCTGATGGAGAGAGTTTTACTTATATTACTTACTTAAGTGGTTTTGTTGAGAATACTATTGTTGGAACAGATAATATTTCTAATACTTTTGGTGATAATAAGAGACAATTTACTCTTACTAGGAATGGTGTAAGATATGCACCAGAAATTACCGAATATGTTGTTGCTGTATATGATAATAAACTTTTAATACCTAAAGTAGACTTCTTCCTTGATGATGATCAGTTTATATTTAAAGATGCTCCTCTAAATGGTAGGGCATTATCAGTATATTGTATTGAGGCACCTATTCCTTCTTTCGGTTCTAATGCTGTAGGATATTCTCGTGTTAATGATGCTGGTAATGTTACTAGTATTGCAATTAACGCAAATGGTACTAATTATAGATTTGAGTATCCACCAAAAGTCTCTATTAACTCAGATACTGGTAGTGGTGCTTCTGCAACTGCTTTAGTTAATGGTATTAAGAGTGTTTCTCTTCTAGATGGTGGTAAAGGTTATAGTGATACTAACCCACCTACTGTTGTTATTCAATCTCCAACTAAAACTGGATCTAGTATAGCATCTGTTAAGGCAACTGTTACTAATGGTGAGGTTTCTGGACTTGAAGTTACCAATTCTGGTAGTGGATATACTTTTACTCCTAGACTTACTTTCTTACAACCTGGCGGTGCTATATTAGGTGCTCCAACGGTTACTAGTGGTCAAATAACTGGTACTATACCAATTACTAATGCTGGTCAAGGATATACAACAGTTCCAACCATTTATGTTGATGAACCAACTGGTGCTAACCCAATTAAGGCAAATTTAAGAGCAGTTTTAACAGATGGAAAGGTTACTGGTGTTACTATAATAAATGCTGGTCAAGGATATGAAACTGTACCTAGAATAGCAATTATCGACCCAGTTGGTGCTCAAATTCTTCAAACATCGGTTGATGGTGATGGTCGTGTTATCAATATTGAGATTTTAAGTGGTGGTAGTGGATATGAAGATACTCCATCGGTTTATATTGTAGATGATAGAGTAAATGATCAAGGAACCTATATTGGTGGTACTGGAGCAACTGCTATAGCATCAATTTTCAATGGTCAGATCATTGATATCAATATTACCAACTTTGGTACTGGATATAGTGCTGTAACACCTCCTAAAATTGTAATTCAGGCACCACCTTCTGCAGAAGCATCTGCTACTATTGGTTTGAATGAAGTTACTGGATTTACTGTAAATCAGCAAGGTAGTGGATATACAAAGGCACAATTTGAAGGATGTGCTAGAGCAGCAAGTGCAATTAAGGAATATACCGAAGATGGTAACGCAGTATTCTCTAATAACACTATTGCAGCAGCTGCAACTAAAGATACTGCTGTTAAGTGTCTAGATGCTGTATTTGTTAAAAGATTACTTGATAAGTACACAGAACAGTTCTTACCTGATGTTCCTAGTTTAGATTATACAAAAATTGATGTTAGAAACTCCATTAAGACAATTAAGGATTTCTATTCATCTAAAGGTACTTCTTATAGTATTGCTTACTTATTTAAGTTACTATATGGTGAAACAGTAAGTATTTCTTATCCAAAAGATCAAATAATCAAACCTTCTGATGCTACTTGGTCTATTGACACTATTCTTCGTGCAACTTTAGTTAGTGGCAATCCTGACAATATTAGAGATGGTTTATTAACTCAAGATGCTGATATTGCAGATACTAATGTATTAGCAGCAAGTGCTTTAATAGAAAACTTTATTTCTATTAAAACATCAGAAACAGAGATATTTGAGTTAGTTTTATCTGAAGAAACTATTTCTGGGACATTTACCGTACCTTATAAGACAAGACTTGCCGAACCATTATCTACAACTGCTGGAATTATTACGGTTGACTCTACTATTGGTTGGCCAGAAAGAAATGGTGAATTTGTTATAGGTTCAGGTGCTACAGCAGAAATTGTACAATATAAGGAAAAATCACTTAACCAGTTTATAGAATGTACTCGTTCTGTAAATGGTATTGTTGAAGATTGGGATTCTGCTACTGAAATAGCATCAAACTTCAAAGTATATGTTAATAAAGGGACTTCTCAAGAAGTTGTGATGAATATTGTTGGTATTGTTGACGCAGAGCAAACAACACTAACAGATACTGGATCTTACTACTTACCAGGTGATAAACTAACTGTTTCTAAGTTAGGTGGTACTGGTGATGGTTCAGACTTAAAAACTTGGTTATATAACGTTAAAAAGTTGATTACTGTGACATCTATCAGTTATGGTGGTGTTAATAATCAATCTGCAACTGTTACATGTGCTAATGCTCATGGTCTTCTTGTTGGTGATCAGGTAACTGTATATGGTGCTAACCCTATTATCTACAACGGATCTTTCTTTGTAACATCTAGAGATAGTGCTACTGTTTTCCAGTATCAATTACCTCAACCTGCTACAGTTGTACCTCAAGGTAATATTCTTGTATCTGTTGACCTTAATAAAGGTAAGTCGGATAATACTGCTATTTTAAATGTTATTGGACCTTATACAACTAACGTCCAGAATACATTTTTCAACGATACTCATGTATATGTTGCTTCTACAGGTATTCCAAACTATGAAATTGGACCTTTTCCAGGATCTGCTCTTCTTCCAGGTAACCAACGTAAATTAAATAGGTTCCCTAAGACTTCACAGACAATTTCAACTAAAAATTTAATATCAAGTAATGTACCTGTTGGTACATGGGTAAACGGTGTTTCTATATGGTCTTATAAGTCTAAATTAACCAAAACCTTTGGTGCTGTAACTGCAATTGCAATTACTACAGCAGGTAAAGATTATGATGCTGCTTCTCCTCCAGCTATGACAATAGATGGTGGTGGTGGATCTGGTGCTACTGCAAGTGTAACGGTTGATGGTTCTATTTCTGAAATAACAGTCACATCTGGTGGATCTGGTTATACATCATCACCATTGGTGTCTATAGTCGGTGGTAATGGTGCTGGTGCTGCAGCAACTGCTATTATTACTAAAGGTGTTGTTTCACGTATTCTAATTAATGATGGTGGTAAAGGTTATACTTCACAACCTCAAATAACAATTGTTGGAGGTGGTGGATCTGGTGCAAATGCTACAGCATCTGTTCGTGGTCCAATTAAATCTGTTGCTATTACAAGTGGTGGTGCATCTTATACTTCAGTACCAACAGTAAGTCTAAGTTCTGGTAGTGGTGCTGTTGCACAAGCAATTGTTAATGACGGTAGAATTATTTCTATTGCTATTATTTCTGCTGGATCTGGATATACTACTGCACCAACAGTAACTATTCAAGGTGTTGGATTTGGTGCTATTGCTAGAGCAACTATCGATACTGATGGAGAAAATGCTGGAAGAGTAACTAATATTGAGATTGTTAATAAGGGTATTAACTATGTTCAAGGAACTACACTTATCAATTTAACTTCTATTGGATCTGAAGCTACTTTCACACCATCTGTGTTCCAGTGGACTTACAACCTTCAAGCAACATCGACATTTGATGCTGCGAAAGGTGCTGTATTTGAAGGTTATAATAACGAATATGGTGGTGAATATGCTCATTTATCCAATCCTCAAAAATTAAGATATATTCTCGGTGATAACTTATTCCAAAATACAGATGGTGCTATTAAGGAACAAGAGACACAATTAGCACACTCACCTATTATTGGTTGGGCATTTGATGGTAATCCAATATATGGACCTTATGGATATACTGATCCTACTGATCAAACCTCTACTATTACAAAATTAAACACATCATACAGATTAAAGACAAATTTAGTTTATGATGTAATCAACAACCCATATCCTTCTAGAACTGCTGGTCCTCTTCTAACAGATGAAACTGCTGGTAATTTTGTTGAAGATTATGAGTATGTCTTTGGTTTAGGTGCTTTAGATCAATATAATGGACGTTTTTGTAAGACACCTGACTTCCCAGATGGTAGATATGTATATTTTGTAACTATCGATGCTACAGAGGATGGTAATCCCCTATTCCCTTATGTTATTGGTCCTAGTTACAACTCTGTTGTTGATACTTGGAACTTAAGTCCTAATGCTATTCAACAGAACATTCCTACTGGTGTTGTTAGATATAGAGATCCATATGAGAATGTTGATATTGATGTTGAAAGAACTCCAAATGCAGCATCAAATGCATTAACTATGGAGAATGGTGATATTCTCTTATTTGATGCAGAGGATGATAACCGTGATGGTGTTATCGAATCTGATGAAGTACCAAGACAAATGTACGAGGAATCTCCTTTACAACTCTTTGATTACTTCCCTAAAGTTAAATTTGACTCTAAAGTTGATATTGAAGTTGAGACTACTACTAAATTTGAAGATGCATCTGTTACTGGATTTACAGTTGAAAACCCAGGTAAAAACTATCAGGTAGATGATCGTCTTGTATTTGATAATGCAGGTACTGATGGATCTGGTGTTTCTGCACGTGTTTCTAGAATTACAGGTGAAACAGTTTCTGCTTATACATTTGAAAATATTAGTGGATTGAATTATGGTGTTCTAAAAACTGAGGTACCTCATAATATTGTTGCTGGTGATCAGGTATTTGTTGATTATACACCTATAATGGCGAATACAAATAAGACATTTATTGTTCGTCAATTTAAAGGTATTGAGCAAATTGTCGTTGATCAAACAGGATCAGGATATAATACTGATATTCCTCCATCAGTTATTATTGATGGTGATGGATCATCTGGAAAATTAGAAGCTATTGTTAGTTCTGTAGGATCTATTGATACTATTAATATCCTAAATTCAGGATCTGGTTATACTAAGAACCCTAGAGTTATATTAACTCATCCACAGATCTTTAAAAAGGCAGATTATTACATTTCTAAGATATCAAATAACAATTATGTTAGAATTAATGATGTTCATGTAGCAGATAATAAAGAATCATACCTTTGTGGTATGACTAAGGATGCTAGTGGAAATCAAGTTGCTTTTGTTGCTAAAGTTTCAGCAACTGGTGTTAAGCAATGGGAAAGAACTTTAGAAAGTAATACAGGTCAAAATTACACCGAATTCCAGAAAATTTTCGTTGATGGTAATAATATATGGGTAGTTGGTGGTAATAAACCAAATGGTAATATGCTATCAGCATATAACCCTGATATAATCTTAGCAAAATATACACAAGCAGAAAATGGTCTAAGTGCTACATTAACTTTCCAAAAGGGATATGCTGGTATTTCAGGTTCTACTCGTGCTGATTATGTAACTTCACTTAAGAAATATTCAGATACTCGTTTCATTATTGCTGGTTATACTAATACTAACTCAGGAGCTCCTTTTGATGCTTGGATTGCATCTATTGATACCACAGGTAATTTTGCTATTAAGAGAAAATTAGCAACTACTAATGCATCTGAGAAAATTACAGATGTAATTGTTAATGGTACAGATATCTACTTGTGTATGGAAGTTGCTACAACTTCTACTGAAGGAGATGTTGATCCTGCCATTGCTAAGGTAACACTTGGAGTAAATGCATTTACAGTTGATTGGATTAAGCAATACACAAATGTTCTTTATTCTACTCTTGATACAAGCATATGTATTGATGAATTTAATGAAATCTATCTTACAGCAACTTTAAGACTTAAATCTGATGATACTACTAGAGATAGTTTCTGGGTAGGTAAAGTAGATGCTACAGGAGATTTACTATGGAACTATCGTTATGTTGCTCCAGGTAGAGACATATCACTTGCTAAGAAATCTGTTATTGACATTTTTGGTGATTTAAACGTTGCATTTACTAGGACAAATAATACAAACACTTATAAGACTGTAGATTCAGTTAAAATTGGTTATGATGGTAAAGTTAAGAACCATAGTACAAATTCATTTACTAATGATAATGTAGAAGGTCTTACTGTACATTCATTAGATGTTGATAATTCAGGTGATATCCATCTTTATGGACAGACTAATTACAATAGAAACGAATTTATATTTGATTTTGCTAGTAACGAACTTGTTGATGTTACAGGTCATTACACTCTCAATAGTACAGGTGCAACTAATGCAATTACTCTTAGTGGTAATCTTGCTAAGATTTACGGTTATAACCCTGCTGGACTTAATTCAAGTTGGATTAATGCTTATCTTGATGTATCTTCTGCTTCATTGGGTACAAAGTTAGGAAATGATTGGACTTTAGAATTCTTTGTTCATAGAGTAAGTTCAGAATCTCAAACTTTATCACAAACTAATCAAACTCTATTTGGTATCGGTGGAGCACAAGACGCTACTGGTGGATTATGGTTAGGGTATGATATGAGTTCTGGTAAGTTGCAATTTGCAGCAACTAACAATACAACTGCATTAAGTGGTGCTACACCAGTAGAATCTACACAAACCAACATGTTTGCTAACAATAGTTGGCAGGTTATTGGTGTTAAGAAAGAAGGTAACGATTTTAAAGTATATGTTAATGGTATTCAGGTAATTACTGGTATTATTTCTAATACTGCTCTAGGTGGTAAGACATTATACTTTGGTAACCAAGTAGGCTGGGGTACTGGTGCTGGAGACTTTAAGAAAGAGAGACAAGGACAATTCTATATTGATAATATTAGACTTAGAAATAGAGCAGTTGTACCAACAGTTCCTAATGATATTCAAAACTTACCTCCAACTGATACCTTTGCATTAGGTTATACTTGGAATGATACATCATGGTTTACTACTAATTTAAACAGATATGATTATATCGATTATGTTGGTTGGGGATTAAAAGTTGATAAAGATGCTGATGCTGCAAGAATTGGTACTCAAAGTACTCAAACTAATACTCAAATTGGATTTACTAGAACTGCTGTAAGTCCTGTAACTGGAAGTGTATTAACTGTCACAACAACTGGAATATCTCTAGCATCTGCTGGATTACAGTCATTGGATTATGATGATGCAACTATATCACTTCTTCAAGATACCGAGACATTAACTTACACTCAGGATACATGGAGTTCTAGAACAGCAACAGTTCCTTCACCAGGTTCTCAAAAACTTAAGGTATCTGCTGTAGTTAAAGATCGTTACTTCTTCAAGGTTACAAATACAATCAAAATTGACAATGTTCAAGAATTAACTGTAAATCAGGCATTTAACTTCACTGTTGGTGCAAAATTAAGATTGAATAATGATTCTGGTACATTTGTTAATAGTGGTTACATAATTAAGACAGATACTGTTAATAATAAGGTATATCTTGCTGTTAATAACAATGCTTGGTCAGACGATTTAAATACTGGAAAATTAGTTACAGAACAGTTTAATGAGCAAAGTACTTATGGTATTGTAGGACCAATTCCAAATGATACTAATATTATACAGAATTATGTCTTTTCAATGGTCAATAATACCACTCCTGGTACTTTTGACATAGATTTAGATGATTATAATTTAGATGGTACTGGTTATAATGCTGGTGGTGGTCAGAACCTAGATGGATTTGCTAAGTTTAAACCATTCCAAGTTGCTGATTATTCAGTTAAAATTGAGGAAGTTGCTGGTGGGTCACCATATATTGTTGGATCTGTTGTTAATATTGCTGCTAGTAATATTTCATTCAATGCAACATATACAACTGCTCAAGTTACAGGTCTAACTGCAGTTACTAAGATTACTTTAACTGCTAATTTAAATAAGACACTTCAAGTAACTGCTGTTGCTAATACTAATGAAGTATACGTTATTACAGCAACAAGTCATTATTTAAATAAGAGTGAAATAATATACGTTGATGGTAACCCATCACAGACAGTTGGTGGTACTGTATACGATGAATATGATGGTGCATTTGCTGTAGATACTATAGTAAGTCCTTTAGAATTTACATATAAATTACCAACTGTTGCAATTACTGACCCTGCAACATCTGCAGGTACTGTAAGTATCTTTGTTAAGTCACCAACTCTTAAGATGTATTATGGTCATCAGTATTTGTTTGACCTAAGTCACTCTTCTCTTGTAGGTGGTAACTTATCCTTCTCTAAGGATAACTTATACAAACTAGAGTATTCATTCAACTCTATTGAAAGAATAGGTATTCCTGGTGTTACGGGTGGTGGACAACCAAGTCCTTCTGTTAAATTAAAAATTGATAAGGATATTGTTACTAATATTTCATATTACTTTGATCCATCTAGAACAGGAGATACTTCACCTGTTGTTGCTGGTAGTTACTTAGATGTTGTAGAATCTCCTTATAAAGGAACCTTTGATATTACATCTACTTCAGGACAAACTATTACCAAAGGACCAGATACATTCAAATTCTTACTTGCTAATGAACCTGAAGGAAATGCTTCTATATCTCAAACATCTTATAGTACCAGTTCACTTAAAGCAGTTGGTTCTATAAACGCTATTAGAATTGTTAATCCAGGTGGTTTCTATACTAAGTTACCTATTGTTACTGGTATTACATCAACTAGAAAGATTGAACGAGCAACTATTGAAGAACCAGGAACTGAATATGCTGTAGGAACTTATAATGGTGTTCCTATAGCTGGAGACGGTGAAGGTGGTCTTGTACAAATTACTGTTCAAGATGGACTTGATGATGATGGTGTAACAATTCCAGGTCAAATTACTTCTGTTGTAGTTACTGCAGCAGGTAAAGGATATACTACTGCAACTGTAGACATTGATTCAGTACCAGGAATTCTTGGAGCTGGATTGACTGGATCAGGAGCAAAAGTAAATGTAATTATTCCACCTTTCGGTACTGAAGCATCTATCTTTACTAAAGGTGATAAAGTTGGTAAGATTAAGAAACTTAAGAACAATAACTTTGGTTATGATTATCCTCATGACTATACTTTACGTCCTGAGATTACATTCCCATTAAATGCTCAGTTAACTTCTACAAGTATTCTTTCTAGCATTACAGTAACTAACCCAGGTTCTGGGTATTCATTAGCACCTGCTGTAATTATTACAGGTGGTGGTGGAACTGGTGCTACTGCAGAATCGAGTATTAAAAATGGTCGATTAGATAATATTGTCGTTAAAGATCCTGGTGCTGGTTATTCATCAACACCAACTATTAGTTTGAGGTCTTCCTTTAACTATGTTGTAAACCTTGACTTAGGTTTATTACAGTTTGCTTATCCTCATGGTATTGTTAATGGTGCTGCAGTAAGTGTAGCAGTTACTGATACTGGAGATGGTGCTGATTTCCCTCTCGCTGCTGGTGCTATTGGTCGTCTTAACGCAACTACTACCTATTATGCAATTGCTGGTGCTGCAAACTCATTAGAAGCAGATCAGTTAAAACTTGCTATTACTTCTTCTAATGCTGCTCTTGGAGATGCAATTTCCTTCGTTAACGCTGGTGAAGGTCGTCAGAGTGTATTAACCGAATCATTTGGTGGTGCTGCTGAAGCAAATGTTATTACTTCTACCTTCCTAGAAGGTGAATTAGTTTATCAGGGTGATACATTAGATGTTGCTACTGCAACTGGATATGTTTCTACAAACTCTGGTTGGCAGATTGGACCTAGAATTCTTAAGATTGTTGATTATACAGGAACCTTTGCTAATGGGCAAAAGATTACAGGTGTTATTTCTAAGTCTTCTGGTACTATAAGTGATCTTAAAGTTGCTCGTGGTGTTCTAGAAATTGGTTCTATTACCAAAACTACAGGTCAGTTTATCGATGATGTTGGTAAACCATCTGAAATTATTCAAAAGATCCAAGACTCTTACTATTATCAGGACTTCTCTTATGCTGTTAAGTCTGCAGTTTCTATTAGTGATTGGAAAGAAATTCTTATTAGAAACGTACACCCTGCATCATTTAAGGTATTTGGTGAGTTAAATCTTAACGAATATGGTCAAATTCCTAATAAGGATACCTTCTTCCAATTAACTAAGTCTGTTGAACTTGCACAAGAAGCAATTGTTCCTAATATTCAGAACTTTGCTCTAGTTGAACCAATATACACAGAGTTTAATAATACTGAGGTTTTATTCCGTCAGAAGAGATTGACATCTTCAGAGAACATTTTAACCTCTGTTGTACAACGTATTGATGATATTTCTAATCTATTTGATGGTGAAAGGATTGCATTCCCTCTAACTGTCAACCAAAACAACGTTGTTGCTAACGCTAATCAGTTAATGATCGTTCTTAACGGTGTTGTACAAAACCCAGAGACATCATTTAATATCCAACAGGATTCTATAGTATTCAGCGAACCACCTTCACCACCTGCAAGTGTCAAGTATGCTAATATAACAGTTTCTCAAATTCAAACTGTTGCTTTCACTTTCACTAATATTAGTGGTATTTTCCCTAATATTGGAAATCCTCTTGTTGGTAGTAGTTCAAATGCAAGATTAATCGTAACTAACGTTACTGGTAATACTGTTTCTGGTTATATTACAGAAGGAACATTTGTTATAGGTGAATTAGTTAGTGTTGGTGCAACAGGGTTCTCTGCTATCTTAGCAACAAATACTGCTGTATCAAATATTGGTCTATTTACATTTGGTGAGAATGTAACTAACTTAACTGGAGATACTGCAAAAGTTGAACAGATTAACTTAGCAACAGGTCAAGAAACTCCATCAGCACAATTACGTTATGCAGTTGGACCTTCAACTACAAGTATTGAGGTAATTCCTTATGGAGGTGCTTCATTATCACCAGTTGCTGCTGGAACTTTTGAAACAACTAAGAATTATCAGTTTGGATCTGAGATATTCCTAGTCAATAGTATTACTGATAATGCAGAATCCACAACTCTTGGGGTATCAAGAGGACAGGTTGGAACTCAGGCAGTAGCACAACAAGAAAATACACCAATTTATAGCACTGTCATTGCTGTTACTAATTCATTAACATTAAGTAAGACTGCTGGTACATATAAGTCAACTCCTGGATTATTTGATATTCAGTTGAATGATGTTATAATTGGTGCTCAATCAGGGGTAGTTGCTAGTGTTGCATCTACTAGTGCATATCAAGATCCTACAACTAATGAGTTTATAGGACAGGTTAATATTTCTCCTGGATCTTCTTTCTTTGGATTATTATTCAACAGAATTACTTCTTCATCATATCCTAATGTTGTTCTTGATAACATTTCACAATCTCAAGTTAATGTTGTAGATTTCACTGATAATGCAACTGCATTTGACAGTAAGTTCCCTGCAAATGAATTAATCAATAATTACGTAATACCTTATGATAATGCTGTAGGAAGTATAGTTCAGGATGAATATGTACGTAATTACAAGATTAATTATGGTAATAACGTTGGAGACTTTACTTCTGCAGAAGATGGAAGAGTAAGAAAACTATCTTTCTATGACAAGCAAGGAACTGGTTTCTTTAATAGTGGTCAAATTATAAGAAGTAGAGATACTAAAGCAGAAGTTATTGGTTATAATCAAGCACGTGATATTGTTTATCTTGGTAAGATAGGCAGAACTCAGTCAAATGGTGAAGATTATTACAACTTTACCTTTAGTGCAGATGCTAAATTAGATACTACACAGAAGAAATTTGGTTTAACTTCATTAGAACTTGCTGCAGCAGATTATATTAGCACTCCATCAACTA